GAGCTTATTCCATCTAGACAAATACCATTTTAACATACCTTTTGTTGCTTCTCTTGCCTTACCTATTGCCATGTTATTTTTGCTCATCAATCCCCTCTCCATATATTATACTCGCAATGTAGTAGATTTCTACCACTTTTTACACCTTATGCAAAAAAAAATAAAAAAAGCCAAAAAAAATTATCCTACCGCTACTACTCTTGCTAAACCTTGGCCCTGAGTAGTAGTTGTATGTCACGCATCTTGGACTTACTCCAAAGGAGTTAAGTTAGTAAAGTAAATTCCAACAAAGTAATATATAATAGGGGAAAAAATATGAGTAAGAAAAAGTTAGGTGTTCATTCAGATGCATGGCGTTTTTGTTTAGTTGGCGCTGATGATTGGCTTATAGATTCTTTGCATTATATAGAACCAGAAAAGTCCTATATTAATGCTCTTGATGGAACTAAAGAGGCCAATCCTGATATAGATGTCCATTCTGTTTTAGAATCTATCCCACAAAGATATAAACAAATCTTGTGGGAATATTTTTTTGATGGATCTACACTAGAAGAAATGGGTTTAAAAAGAAAAGTAACAAAACAATATATGCATCAAGAATTAAAAAAGGGTTTAGATCTTATGCGTGAAGGATTAAAGCCATGAAAGAACAAATTTTTACAATAAAAATTCCAATATCAGCAAAAAGTAAAAAAAATAAAATGAGGTATTGGAAGGGTAGAGTTGTTAAAGATCCATCAATAACAATCTATGAAGCCGCATTAGAAGCAGCTCTAAAGACTTACAAAGGATCTCCAGTTGATTTTCCGGTTATAGTTTCTGTATCTTTTTGTTGGAAAGATAAAAGAAGAAGAGATTTGCAAAATGCATTAGATGTACTTTTAGATGTAGCACAAGGAATAATATATAAAGACGATTCACAAATAGAATATTTATGGGCCAATAAAAAGTTAGGTTGTGAAGAATCTTCAATACTTTTTACAGTTTATAGGAGCTAATATGGATAACATAGTTTATAAATTAGAAGAGATAGATAGATCATTAATCCAGATAAAAAAGACCTTACGAGAGTTGGTCAGAATTTATGAAGCAAAAGATATAAAGGAAGTAGAGAACCAAGTCTACCTAGCAGAGCTTAATTTAGCTGGAGTAATATCGGAAATAAGGTCTACTTGACTTATCCTTCTATTTTGTAGAAGGGCAAATGTACTTTTTTGTACCTTAAAAATAGGATTGAAGGATGCCAAGACCACCAAATTACATAACAAAATTAAGAAAGCTAGCAAAGGAAACTTCTGGTGATCCTTTGCTAAAACTTAGTTTGCTACACGTTATTCAAAGATATGTAGCTGGAGAAGCTAAATTAGAAGAGCTAAATAAAATGGTTGACAAGTATTCAAAAACTGTAGTTAAAGCTGAGGAATCTGCTACTTCCGAAGATGATGATTTAACTAGTATGCTTCAAGAATATTTGAATAGCTCGGTGGAGAATTAATGATGGCAAAAACCAAAGCAGAATTAGATAGAGTTTTATCTAATCCTGTTGAATTTATTAAGCGGTTAAAGATTATAGATAAAATCGGAAAGTTAATATTTTTAAAACCAAATAGTGAACAAATAAAAATAATCGAAGCGCTTGAAACCGGAGATCCAACTTTAATTTTAAAAGGTAGACAGATAGGTTCTTTTACAATTGTTGCAGCTTTCTTTTTCTGGAAAATATATACATCTAAAGAGCCAACTACATTTGCTATTCTTTCTCATAAATTGCATTCAGCAAAGCATCTTCTTTCTATGCATAAAACATTCTATGATAATTTGCCAAAATTTTTACAAAAAGAATTTGAAGTAAATAATACAACAGAACTTAAGTTTAAGGACTCTGGTGCAAAAATTATCGCAGTTTCCGCTGGTGCTGATGGTGGCATTAGATCATTTACCTGTTCTTACTTACATATATCAGAGTATGCTTTTTCTCCAAATCCAGAAGAATTAAAAGCAACAGCTTTAAATGCTCTTAATGATGGTCAGCTGGTTATAGAAAGCACTGCTAATTATTTTAATGATGCTTTGCATCAGGAGTGGATAAAATGGACCAGGGGAGAAGTTCAGTGGAAAGCCCTATTTTTTCCTTGGTTTAGCCATGAAGAATACTCTTTGGATATTAAAGATGATAAACCACTTTCTGAGGATGAAGAAGCCCTAAAGGCCAGGTATGGATTAACGGTTTCTCAATTACTTTGGCGCAGAGAAAGGCTATCTAAAATTGGATTAGATAAATTTAAAAGAGAATTTCCTGCAAGTATAGATGATGCATATAGCCAGACAGGAAATGTTTACTTTAAAGAAGATGACTTCAAAAATATCAATCTTATTCCTGTTGAGCCAGTAGAATTTACAAGATTTTCTAAAGTTGATAAAGATGATGCCTACGCTATTGGTGTAGACGTTGCTGCCGGTGTAAATAGAGACTATTCAGTTATTTATGTTATATCTAAAAAAACATATAATTTAGTTGCTATTTATAGGAGCAGATTAATTGTTCCAACAGCACTTGCAAAAAGAATACAAGAAATAGCTACAGAATATAATTCAGCACTTGTTTTGGTAGAGTCTAATAATTTTGGCAATGTTGTGCTAAATGAATTAAGACATCTTGGATACTATAATATTTGGCAGCAAGATGGAAGGGACTGGATAACTACATCAAAATCTAAAACAGAAATGTTTGAAGGATTAAAAGAAGTAATTAGCCAGGGATATATAACTTGGCTGGATATGATTACCTATCAAGAATTAAGGGCCCTACAGTTAACAGATAAGGGTGGAATAGAACTTCCAGAAAATATGGATTCACATGCTGACTCTGCACTTGCTATGGCTTTATCTTATGTTTGCATAAAAAAAGTTAATTTAAAAATTAAACCATATCTGCCTGATTGGATTGGTGTTAAAAGAACACAAAAAGTTTTACAAACAACTGGCGCAGCAATTGGTATTAAAAGCAGATACTGATTACTTGACAGAACCGCATTTATGTAACATTTATGTAACGGAGAAAGATAAATGGCTAGAAATTCCGACGACATACAGAAATTTATAAGAATTATCTGGACCGAGCACAAAGAATATTGGAAACAGAAGGCTGGAGAGCTAAAAAAATACAAAGAAGCATATGAGTCTAAATTTTGGAAGTCAGAAGAATATGATTCATCAATGATTAGAGTTGAAACCGCTGACTGTTATTCTTATGTTGAATCTTTTATTTCTTCTCTTTTTTCTAAAACACCATCTGTTGTTATTGGATCTGATATAGCTGCTACTGGTGGAGATCCAAAATTAGCACAAGCTGCTGCAAATAGATTTATTTATACACAAAGAGAGCAGTTAGAAATTGCTACAAGACTAGCTCTTATTTACCAGTATTCTGCACTTAAATTATCACCAATAGCTAGCAATGAAATGTTAGATAAAGTAACAATTAGAGCACTTCCTTGTTGGGAAGTTATTCTTGATAGGGATGCTACTGCAGATTCTGATCAAAGATTTATTGGACACACTTATTATCTTAATATGGTAGAGGCAAAAAAGAAATTTGGAGCTAAAAAATTTGTTGCAGTTCCAAAGGAAAATTACTTTGATGAAGGTGGTGGTCCAGTTTCTTACACAAAACAAGATTACAATGATTTACCAGATGATTATCTTTACATAGAAATTGTAGAGCTTTATGATTTATTGCATGATGAAGTTTATTATTGGTCACCATCCTACAAAAATGGTGACGGAATAATTCTAAGAGATCAGATTCCTGTAAGAACTTATAACGATAATCCTCTATCTCCAATCGTTCCACTTTTCTATTCTAGATCTCCATCAAAACCAATGGAAGGTCTATCTGCTGTTGCAAGAGTTTATGATCAATTCTATGAGAAAAATATATTGCGAACTTACTGGGCTAACGCAGTTCGTAGAGACAGCAGACAATATCTTTATAGAGAAGGTATGGTTGATGAGGAAGCTCTAGCAAAGATTACCGCTGGTGTTGATGGAGCAATGATACCAATCGATTCTGATACTTTATCTGGAATAATTGTTCCTGTTGGTGTTGAACCAATTTCATCTAACTTTGATCGTTATTTAGCAGCAATTGAAGGAGACATAAATAGAGGTTCTTCTCTTGCT